TAGTGTTTTTATACTGACCGTAAAACCAGTATCTTCATTTAATTCTTTTGCCATTTTTTATTTTTAAACTAACCTATCTTTATTTTCGTTTTTTTCTTGTTGTTTTACTTTAGGAGCAAATCTACCTCGCCTTTGTTCATAAGATCTTTGAATATCTTCATCATAAAACACATCAGCTTCCTTATCATATCTAATATCGTCTTTTATTTCTTTCTCCTCTGTTTTAAAAGGAAAAGCGCTATTATTATATTTTAACTTAAAAGGTCCTTTCATAATTTACTTTGTTATAGTTAAAAGATTACATAATTTACTCCACACTTAAAGTCGTACCACTCTCTATTCCAATACTTATTGTATTTACCTTCTACAAATATCCCTAAATGCTTACTTATTTTTTGTCCAAATATAATTCCACCAGCGTAATCATTCCATTGATCACCCTCAATAAAGTTGTGATATGAAAACTCACTACCATCGTTATAGTGAAAAGGCATTATACTAGCCCAAGCGTGTAACCACCTTGTTTTTGTATATTTATAATAATCAAATCCTATTACTATAGATTGTTGTACGATTCTATCTAAAGCATCTTTTTCTTTTTCAACATAATCAGATATTACCTCTGGTATAACCACCGCCTCCCAAACCTCTGGACTAGTTGCAACAACTTCTCCAGCAGGATTTGTATAAACAGAATTATGTACATCGACATTGTAACCCTCTTGTAAAGCTAAATATGTGTAGTGTATATTACCATTATCTAGCATCCATTTAGCTAAAGGATCATATCCATAAGGATCAGCAAGTCGCTGTGTTAATCCTATACCAAACGCTAACTCCCTGCTGTATTTAAATCTATATCTTTCCGATGCTTCGAAATACTCAACGTCAGCAAAACCATCTTGTAAATACTCTACTTTCATAGAGAAATGATTTACACAAAATGGTCCATCACAATCATCGTCAGAACTATATCTAATGAAATGGTGTTGATCTAAATAATCTACACCTTCTTGTCTTTTAACATCTATTTCAAATAAATATTCTAAACCTTTTACTTTACCAACTGTAGCAGCATCACTATAATTAGCTTCTGTACCATCATAAAATGTATTGGCTCTATTCTCATAACCAAATCTAGCTATCTTACGCACACCTAATGTTAAATTATAATCATAAGGAGTTTCTATAGTTTCTGTAGATAAACCGTTATCCACAGAAAATACATCAACATTAGATAATGAAGTACCACCGTTTACAGCAGCATACAATGTTGAAAACTTAGTAGTCTTTTTAAACCACTTTTCAAAATCCCATTCTTCTTGAGCGCAACATTTTTTTGGCATCGCACAAGCCGTAATAACTATTAGTAATAGTAGTATTAGTTTTTTCATTTGTTTATTTATATTTTTTCTTTTTATATTTTTTCTTTTTATATTTTTTCACTTTAGAAGATTTTTCCTTTTTTGTTTTCTCTTTTATCTTCTTCATTTTTTCATCTTCTATACCTAAATTCCATTGACTCCAGCCGCTAAACATTAAAAATCTTTCAAACGCACTATGCTGATTGTTTAATGATTGTCTAACATTTAGTGTCTTGTTATACAACCTATTAAGTGGTATATTAGTTGTAGCCTCCGTATAACTAGTTACAGCTGACCACATAGGGTTATCGATATCAAACGTTTCCATTTCGTCTATAACTTTTTTATTATAGTTAAGAGTTTTTTCAGCGTTAACTATTTTTCTAGCTTTAATACCTAGTGGAGGTGAAACGTTTAACATTTCTAATAGTACCGAACTTTCATCTTTGTTATAACCCTTGTCTCTTTGCGAATGCCATTTAATAGCCATGTTTTTTAATGTAGCTATAACACCACCCATAACGCCCGATCCTCTTAATACAGAGTCAATACTACCATTAATTACTCTTTCTTTTTTCTTTAACCATTTTTCATCTTCTTCTTCATCATCAAACATTGCCATAAATAATGCCGATTGTAAAGAGTAAAATATTAAATTTTGTATAGCGAAATAATAACCTATTCTTGATATATTAGATACATCACTTTGAAACTGTGTAGTATTACCAGGTGTTATTCTTCTATTTTTAAGATCTAAAAACGCCTTTTTACCTATTCTATTAAACTGAGATGTTACGTTTTGAAAAGCTAATATGATTTTTCCAAGTGGAGAAGCTTGTTGTTGTGAAACCATATCAGGTCTAGCTGACTGCTGAGTAGCCTCTGCTAATACTTGAAAATCTATCCAAGCTTTATCTTGTGCTTCTTGTTTACTTAATCCTTGTTTTAAATAAGTATTAATTCTATTTCTATAAAAAGTTGCACCACCAGTTGCAATAGCTATATTATCACCAATTTGAGTAGGTAAAAATCCTAATTCCAACAACCTCTTTATAGCTAATTGGATAGGATTACTAGCATGTTTAACTGAAGCCGCTAGTTCAGCGCCATTAACATCTGTTTTGATTCCGCCACGTCTTTGCTTCATAAAATCAGAGTTAAATATGGTTGCCCAATCAGCCCAGTATTGAGGTTGATTAGCAAAAGCTTTAGCTGCGGTAAATATATTATTATCTGCAAAGTTAATAAAATTAACCATAGACATTTGCTGCAATACTGCGGATCGTACATTAAAGAACATTGTAGCGGCAACAGATCCGTTTAAATAGTTTAAGAATTTATTAACAAGTTTGTTTTGTCCAATAGGTCTGTTTCTACCAGTTTTAGTTCTGTAAAGTATATCTTTAATTGCTTCAACTACATCAGCTCCATAAATAGCCTCTATCTTATTTAAATTTTCTGGAGAAAATATAACATCTGTATTTTCAAAAAACTCTTCAAAAAATTGCTCTCTACCAACTCTACCCGTAGCATCATCTAAATCAGTTCTTATATCACCAGCCTCCCAACCCGCTGTAGGACTAACATATTTATCCTGTTTAGATATTACATTTAAAGTTTCTGCATAGTTTTGTAATTCAGCATCATTCATTACCAACTCAGCTAATTTCTTTTGATCGGTTTTTGTTAGACCAGGAACATCATGACCATGTTTATCCCATAAATATACTCTTACAGCGTCTTGATAGGTAAAATCACCATCTGGAGTTTTCTTGTTTAATTTCTTTTTAATAGCCGCAAACTGTTTATTCAACGCTTTATAATCATTAGCTATAGATTGTTTAGCCGTATTTAATTCTCTATATGCTCTGTTAAGAGGTCTTATTAATGCTTCTTCAAAGAAGTTTCTATGCTTATCACCTTTTCTACCTTTGCCTAAAAAGTTATATATTATACCGACAAAATCCTCGTGTGATGGTGGTATAAAAAATCTAAATTTACCTTTGTCTCTTCCACGTTTTCTAGCTTTAACATTTGAAAATCTTTTACCAGCATCTATACCAGATATCTCTTCTAATATTTTATTAAAATCACCATCCATAGATTTACTAAACTTAGCTTTAGCTTGTTGGGTTTTACCTTTAACATCAAATTGATCTAATATATTTTGTACAGCTTGAACGTTTTGTAAAGCGTCATCAGCGAAATACACATCATTATATCCTTCCCCAACTTTTTTAGCTATCCATAACGCTTTGGCTTCAGCTGTAGAATTTTCTAAGGTTATAACATTTTCTAACGGTATATTTAATCCTTGAGCTTTTAAAAATTCATGTATAGGTGATTTAGACGCGTGTGGTCTAGCTGTTAATATATAATTATCTTTCAAACCATATTTTTTAGCTCTACCCATAGCTTTACCAAACAAAGGTCCTTTTTCACCCTCGGTAACAACATCAAATTCTGCAAAGTCAAATTCACCTTTTTGTTCTAGTATATTAGAGCCTTCCATAGCAAACTCTTCAGCTGTTAATCTACCTTTAATATAACCTTTAGTAAACTTATTTATTTTTTCAACTAATGCCGCTGGCATTACATCATTTATTTTGAGATTGTCCGTTTTAACTTCTGCAAAATTATTACCAAATAGTTTCCTAAAACCTTCTTTATTATTCTGTACCGCTTCATGATTTTTTCTTACTATTATTTCTTTTAATGTTCTTTCTTTTCTAGCTGCATTTCTTTCAAGCGCTGTTTCTAGTGATGTTTCAACAAATATCATTTGTACATCGTATCCTTTTTCTTGAAACTCTTGTACTTGCTTTTCCATTACTTTCATAGATCCACCAGTGCCATCAACAACTATACCATCACCATTACCTTGATATTTCATTTGTTTACGTTTAGCTATTTTTCTAGCTTCCCATTGTAATTTACCAAGTTTAGACAACTGTTCCGATGTAAGATCTTTCATGTTAGCCGGTAATCCAGAGTTCTTTTTTAGCCACTCTAATGATATATCAGAGTTAACAACTTTAAACCCTTGACCTTCTAAATCTAGTTGTTTTACAACATTGGATTTACCACTACCAGCTCCACCCGCTAAGAATATAACTTTTCTACCTGGTTGAGGTGTGCCCTCTGGATTTGGCATTGTATATCTAACGCCTGATTTTGTTCTAGCAACTGTATCATCAAAATCCCAAGCACTCATGCCTTGAGTTTTATTTTTATGTGAACGGGAAAAATTAGAAGCGCTGCTAACTGTTTTTCGTTTATGTATATCTTTGCTTAAAGGTGACTTAGTTGCGTTTGTTTTACTATATCGCACCTTCCCCTCTTCAAACTGATTTATTATATCTTGCCTAGCTTCATCAGGGCTTAAATGACTAACGCTAAACTCTTCAGCTATATTGTTTTTAGATTCATAAAGCTCAATAGTAAATGGATCAAGACCATGTTTCATTAATCTATATATACCAGCATGACCATCTTTTAATTTTAAAATACCATTAAGTATTTTAGGCGCAACTTTTTCATAAAAATCAATACCTAAAGAGGCTTTATAAATACCACTAGGATCATTTATTTCTAGTATAGACATTTGGCCTAACATTGCTTTTAACAACGGTACAACCTTATTAAGATTACCCCTTATAGCCGCATCCATAGCTATTTTAACTAGTTCATTAATAGGTGTGTGCTCTTCAACCACTATTTGATTCATTATTGGTTTGTTGTTTTCATCAATTTGATAGCCCAATAAATTAGCTGCTTTTCTAAAGAAGTTGTTTTGATCCATAGACGAGTGAATTACTAACTCGTCCATTACCCAAGCGTGAGCTTTGTTTTGATCTGTATTTAACCAAGCGCTTAAATCTTTGAAAAACTGTATATAGTTGTTGAATTTTTCTTTCTCGTTTGTTTTTGTAAAATCTAAACTTTCTGGATTTTTTAGTCTTTTACCTTTTGATCCAGCGTCTTTCTCATTTTCCGTAAGATTTCTGTGATATGGAAGCTTCTTATGAAACACTTGATTAGTGTTTTTTATTTTTGTAGTTTCAGGTACAAACTCTTCAAATATCTCTACTATCATAAAAGCAGCTCTGTTTCCTCCAGTTAACAATTCTCGTATTAATTTATAATATTGAGGGTGTTTGTCTAGAAAATTATTTAAAGGTTTAGCTATACGCTTTCCCCATGTTATACCTAATTCTTCATTCCAAAGAGACTCTATCAATTTTGTAACTACTGTTTTTTCTTTTATCTCACCGTTCTTCTTTTCTTTTATAATAAAAGTTTCTCCTCTTGGGATTGAGCCTCTCCACACTCTTTTTACAGCTTCTATTACTTGTTTTACCACTCCAGCATCAGTAGTTTCTTTAGGAAACTCTGTTTTTGTTGAGTTAGAGAATTGTGCCTTATTCTTGTTAACAACCTCCTTAGCCTTTTTAACCATGCTAGGATCAAGTTTGTATTTGTATATTATTTTCTTTGCTATATCACTGTTAATATTATCACTTATACCCTCGTGTATCAACTCACCCATACCTTGTTTGGTTTTACTACGAGAAAATTTAACAGTGTCAAAAGTTCTATTTTCTCCCTTTTGCTTTTCCATTGTATCTAAGAAACTATCTATTTCAGCTTCAACAATAGTATTTATATCATTAGAATTTTCTATTTTAAACTTGTTAATAGCATCTTTAGTAAGAGATGCTGCTATAAGCTCTGCTAATTTCTTTTGTCTTGCTAGTAAAGTTGTATAACCACCATCTATAAAAAATTTAGTAAACTTAGCTTTATTGGTTTCTATACTATATATACCTTTACCAGGATAAGTAACCTTACCAGTTGTGGGATCTACTCTTTTATCTTTTTCTCTACCTATTTTCTTTATATCAAATAATGTCTTGTAATTCTTCTTTATAGTATTAACATCGAGAGCGTTTACATGATTTTCATAATTTAAAGCATGATAAGCTTTGTATTCTTCAGAAACAACAACATCCCCTTCAATCTTAGATATTTTACCCATGCTCTCTTTAATCATTTTCGCGAATTCTTTTTCTATAAGAGCTTCTAATTGTTGATTTAAATTTTTAGGATTTTGTTCTAAGATGTTAGTAATCTTGTTAAAAATAGTTTGAGATATCACATCTTTATTATCAAGATTAACCTCGCTTAAATTCTTTATTTTCCTAACTTTCTTACCTGGTTTTTGTTTTGTTGGTTTTGGCGCTTTAATATCTTTAGCCGCTGATTCGTCTACACCTTCTTTTATTCCATCAATAGCCTTTGCTCTAATAAATATCTCAGCTTGTCTATTTCTTAATGTAGCATCTAAAAATGTTGTTACTTCGTTTTCTTTATTATATGTATTAAATAAAGATGTTTTACGAGTTATTTTAGTTCCATCTTGTAATATAATTCCTTCTTTAGGTGTAAATCCTAATAATTGCTCGTATACAGCGTCTTTAACAGCTTGCATAGATATGGCTCCCGCTGGATCAAATTTTAATGCCTTACTAATTATAGGCCAATTTTTTTCTAATATTAATTCAGCAGCGGCAAATCTTTCTTCTTGTGTAGATTGTGGAGAGTTTATTATATCAACTAACGATTTGTTATCCATTATACCCTCGTCTATCATTTGTTGATAATCTATCGCTTTTGGATTAACAAATTCTTGCGCTCTTTGGTTAGTTCTAGAAAAATCAGATTTATCTTTTGTTGGTTGTGGTTTACCTTTCGCAAATGCAACCATACTCTCACTAAGTTTACCCGCCTCAACGCTTTTACTATATTCTTTCATAAAGTTAAAAGCTTGTTCTCCAGTATCTATACTTAATTTTTCATAAGGTGTATGTTTATTAAACACGCCAGCAACGTTATCTTTTATGCTATTCCAAAACCCTTTATTACCTTCGTATGTAATATTATTTTTTGGATTTTCTACAATGTCAGATAGTGCGGTAAACCATTCCGATGTAGTTTCTAAATCTATTGTTAAATTACCTTCTTTATCTGTATAAGCTGTTCTAAGCCTTTCATCAACAAGGTCAAGAACTTTTTGACCAAGATTTGTTTTAATTTGACTTTTAAATTCTTTTATAAGTTTCTTTCTATTTTCTGGTGTCATTTGGTTTAAAGCACCTTCCATAACACCGTGTAATACCTCGTGAGAACCAACATTCATAGCCCCGTATTCAGCAGCAACCTCCCTGTTAATCATAATTTTAGTGCTACCGTCAGCAGCAGTAATTACATTAACACCATCAGTATTGCTAGCTTCATCAGCAAGTTTATTCGCCTCAGCTTCAATCTCCTGCTGTGACATTTTAGATAAATCCATTCCCATCATTGATCTTTCAACATAAGCACTCACGTAATCCGCGTTAGTATCAAAAGCTTCATACGGGTCAAAATCTAATTGCTCACTAGATACTTCAGCAAATTTTTCCGTAGCTTTTAAATATACTCTAGATACTTCTTTTTTTACGTCTTTAGCCGCTTCTGTTTGTCCTATACCTACCGCGCCCTCATACTTGCCAATAATATTTTCAATTTTACCTTGGATCTCAGTAATTTTTTCTTCAATAGCTGGTACACCTGCTATTTCATTTTTTTGAGCTTTCTTTTTCTTGTTTTTTAATCTATCTAGTTCTGTTTGTAATTCTATTAACTCTTCTCTATCGTTAACGTTTTTAATTGAATTATCAATTTGAGAATCATAATAAGCTTCTTTTTTTAAAGAATTAACTTGATTTAATAAAACATTATCATTTTCAATTTTAACATCAGCCGCTGCTAACGTTGCTCTATCCATTCTATTGACTTCTTCTATAAATTTAGCCTCAGTCATTTTTTCACCCTTGATACTGTATGTACCTTTCTTTTTTAACATCTGCGGTAAAACGGTTATACCACTCATGGCTATCCCTTTCTCAGCGAATCCTTCAGTTAATATTTCTCCAGCATGATATTCTTGTCCACCTAATGTTTGTCCACCTATTTCACTAGCAAGACCACCTCCTATAGCTGTACCCACACCTAAAGCGCCTCTAGTTGTTCTACCTATGAGTTTTTTCCCTGGATTAATTACGCCTTTAGCAACACCACCAGAGAGTACACCAGTAAAAGTGTCTATTGTGCCTATCGCCCAACCACGTCTAATAGACCTTGCTTTTATTATTTGAGCTCTAGTACCCGTAATATCCATAAAAGGTATTCCATTTGGATCTTTATAGGTTGTAACATCTTCATTTCTTAAGTATTTCACAATGTTTTCTGGAGTAAAATCTAATCCTTCTTTCTCCATTCCCTCTCGTAAAAACTCTTGATAAGATAAACCTGAATCCATGGTACCAGAAACAGCACCAAACAACCCTGACATAAACCCTACACCAAAACCTATTGGGTTTTTACCAACTTTAGTTTTCGCAGCAGCAAAACCAACTGCCGGCGCTGCTATTGCAGCTTTTTGTCGTACATCCTCTGAATGCGCTAATGCTGATCCCATCATCGCCATTGATTGAAAACCAACATCTCTTAAATACATTGGGTTTTCAGCTACAGCAATCATAAAAGCCATTATACCGCCGTGTTCCTCGTTGACTTGATCATACCTGTCTTGGTACTCTCTCATGTTATCAGTAGCTTCTTTGAACTTATTATCCTTAGACATTTCAATCATAGCTCTAGCTTGCTCTTCAGTAACATTTTTACCAGCAGTTCTTATGTCTATGCTGGGCTGTACTTCTTCTCCAGATTGAATACCAAGTCCACTAGCTCTATACATATTAGATATCCCTTCGGCAAAAAAGTTGGAAATAGGATTATTGTAACCTATGTAAGGAGCTAAAACTGATTGAAAAGCGAAATATGATGGTTTTTTTCTATCTGTTTTTTCTACTTTTTTAATATCTTTTTCTTCAACAGGTTTAGATATTTCTTTAAAAAATTTTACTAGATTCCACTCACTAAACTCCCCATAACCATGACCATGTTTAAAGGGTTCTAAGTCGTATCCAGACGGACCTTTTGACAAAGACATGTCAAGATTTGGTGTTGCCGCACTAATCTCTACAGCGCTAGGATAACGCTCTTTAAAAATATCAAGATGTTCTGGCTTTACGTCTTTGTAAGTACCGTCTGCTAATCTAAATCTTGTCATATTTATTCTTCTTCAACCGGTATGTATCTATTACCATCAAACTTGAATATACCGCTTTCTAATTTATAATATTTACCACGTGTAGGTTCTTCTCCCTCTTGTAATGTAAATGGTTTTTCTTTGCTACCATCTGCTTCTTGTACATCTGTATCTTGTACGTCTGTATCTTGTACATCCGCGTCTTGTTCTGTTGTGTACCAATCTTGAGTTCTCAACCAATCATTAAACCTTTTCATTTCTTTCTTTTGCTTCTTTTCACTTCCATAATCAAACTCCATTGTAAATAGTACTTCTCCTGGAGTTGGATGGTTAGGTCCAGCGGTAACCGCAACTTGATCAAAAGCAAGGTCACCAATTGCGTCAAATGTTACAAAATCTTTGTAATCTGCAAATTGCTGATTCATATTTGCCGCACCGTCTTCTTGTGACATTTGGAAAGTAGTATGGGACATATTAGTACCTAAAATAGTTTCAGCATCAGCGTCATCGTCTGGATTAAACCTAGCGGTTTGTATACCACCATCTGCATCTAACACGTCTGAATATATATCAGGATAATAAGCCTCCATTTCGTTTTCCTCTATCAGTTCTGTACGTGTTCTAACTTGACTTGAATCTCCATCAAGAGTATATGTTCCATCTTCTTGTAATATCCATTTGAAACCCCGTAAATCTGTTACAGTTTCCGAATTGTTATTTATTTTATCAATAAAATTATTTGCTCTAACTTTAGAAGGATTACCGAAAGAAGTGTCCCAAGTAGTTTTAGTGTTAATTTTTTGATTCTTTTTGTCTTCAGCTGCTTTAGCGGCTACACCCGAATCGTACGAACCTCTAAGCGTACCCATTAAATACTCTCTTAATTTGTTACCCATATCAGTACCCGCGCTAAAATCTTCGTTTTTATAATGAGCATACCATTGATCGTATTCTTCTGGTGGATGATTTTCTTTAATATACGTATCAATAAACGGTGTGTTATCAGCACCATAAACGCCACTATAAGCAAAATCTACTCTACCATCTTTACCAGCGTTTTTAAGCATGCTATTTATACTTCCTCTAAAATTACCTTCTTCATCTTCAAAGTTAAATCCTTTTAAACCAAGTTCTCTAGCTCTATCACCTTGCCCAACCATAGCGTCTGTAATACCTGTAGATTGTTGCATAGTTCCAGCATAATCATTAGCGTTAACTTTATTACCTTCATGATCTGTATAATAAAAATTACCATCTTCTAGTGTAAAGTCATTGTATATATCTCCATTTGACCACTTTTCATGAAGTATTGAATCGTGATCATGTGCACCAGCTGATATATTATCTCTACTTTCTAAAGCCGCTTTTCTTTTTTCAGCCACATTAACTAAACTAGCGTCTAAAGCTTCAAAACCACCACGAACTTTATTCATCGTTTCTATAGCATCGATATACCTTTGGTCTGTTGGTTTTATTCCAGAGGCTACAACTTTAGCAGCTTCAGTATATGCCGCTTTATTTTTTGTTAAATACTCAGTTACCTTACCCCTTAATTCTTCAGGTACTTTAGATATATTTACACCAGCAGGCATAGCAGCCATTAGTGCTTCAGTTTTAACCCTTTGTACTTTTAACATTTCACCTACAGCTTTAACAGCTGGCTCAGTTAGTAATTTAGCGTAATCAGTAGTATCTAACTCTGATTCATACATTTTTTGCGCTTGAGTTATTAAATTTCCGTTTGCCATAGTTATTTACTTTTTCTTTTATTGAATGGACTTGGTATTTGTTGTATAGGATTGCCATAGATATCATATTGTTGCCCTATGTTTATTTCAGAACCAGTTTGTGGTTGTCCAGTTGTATAAGGTCCCGCTGGACCACCTTCAAAACCTTGAGTGTTAGTATTCCAATCGTATCCACTACGTTGATTAACATTATAACCTGTTCCTCCAGCGGTTGTGTTAGTTGTTGTTCCACCACCACCAACTTTAGCCCACGGCGTTTCCCCCATACCTATTCCTTGTGCTATAGTACCTAAACCCGCGCCTATACCACTTATCATTTGTGATCTAGCTTGTTGTCTAGCTTTATTAGCAGCGGTTAACCTACCCATGTCCATACCGTATAAAGTTGCTATTCTTTGCTCTTCTTTTCCTTGTCTTATTGATTCTCCATATCTTTCTAATCTTTGGGTCTGTGCAGCGCCTTGTGCTCTTAATCTTTGATTACGCGCCTCTTGCTCTCCAATAGATGCTGATATTTTTTGAGTTTGTATTGTAGATTGTTGTGCCATCGCCTGTGCTAAACCAGCAACACCAGCCCCACCAGCTGTTTCACGTAAACCTCCTAGTATATCAGCCCTTTGTTGCGCTCCTTGTTGAGCTTGAAATTGCGCTTGCTGTTGGTTAACGGTTAGATCTTCGTAAGGATTTTCTAGGTTAGCGTAAGGATTTGTATATTCTTGATTCATATAAGCTTGTCTAGACGCTTCCATAGCTTTTCTAGCTTCACGTTGCTCTCTTCTTCTTTTTCTACCACCAATTAAACCACCTAAAATACCTATACCAGCTTGGGCTATACCCATAGCTGCCATTGGGTTAGCTGCTACCCAAGGTAAAATTTTTAAAGGCGATGGTTTCCCCATCTTTTTTAAACCTACTGCCATAATTTTATTGTTTTTATCATTATTTTATAATTACATCTATTATTGTTTATTTACTACTCTCAGAAACCTCCGTGCTTACCGCGAATAATTCAGCTATATCTGGAGAATCATTACCAAACGCAACCTCTGCATAATAACCTAATAAACTACTTCTATTCGCTTCTGTATTTTTACTAAACATAAGGAAACAATCATTATTACAACCGTCCCTATAACCGCTTACTATTTCGCTAACTTGTAAAGCATTTGGGCAAACAAAAGTTACCCCAGCAAACCAAGCCGCAGAACAACCAGTACCTGCAAAATTATCAATTTCCACCTCTAACTCCCAATTACCACTAGCGTTTATAGATACTCTTCTAGCTAAACCTACACGAACTATACCAGTAGTGGGATGATTGACGTTGTTAACGGTATTAAAACCACCGTGCACTGTGGTAGTACAATAATAAACAATATCTCCTCTTGCTCCACCGTTACCAGTTTGAAGAGATTCATTTATTGGTGACGTAAATTCAAACGTCATGTGTGTTGGTGCTGGTATTATTAATGCCATATTATTATTTAATTATTCTGTTATAGATAGAAAATTATCAAAAGAAAACGTTGATTTAAAACTATCCACTCCAAAAGTTGTTATTTTACCACTACCAGTAACAGTACATGTACCAGTAGAATGCCCACCATTAGGACTAAGTGCAGCTGTTAAACTATGCAATGTAATTTTATGCATACTACTAAATTGTAGTCTATCATCTTTTTCTATAGGTTGTTTTTCAGATAATTTAACCGATGTACCTACTATACTTTTAACTGTTACTGTTTTATTTTCATCTATGTTGTCACCAGTAACTATCATACCCGTTCTTATGCCAGTAGTGTTATTTAAATGAACAATATCCTTATCATGACAATCACCTTCCCTTACTTTTTTAGTAGTTGTATTTAGTGTATTATCAAAATCCGATACTGTAGAATCTGATGCTGAAAATCGAGGATTTCTAGATGTTGCTAAATTTCCATCGCTTTTAGTAGCTGTCATACTTATAGTGATATCTGTACTATAGGGTTTGTTAACTTTACCAGTATAAGAAACGGTGCCACTTGTTGTTACGTTTGATAGCGCAGACGATGGTATAAACTCTACCACAGGGTCTACATATTGATATATAGAATAGGCGGGCATAATATCACAATCTTTAGAAGAGTATCTTGGGATACCATCTCCTATTAGGGCATTTATTGGACGAATAGTTATATCATATCTATTATCTGGCATTTCAAATGTTAATTCTGTTTCATCGTCTATTGTTTGAGCGGGTGTAACACTTACGATAGTATCACTAGTAATATCTGCTGATATTATAGGATTATTACCATCAACGCCAGTACCACTTATTTTCATATTTTTTTCTAAATCTTTTGTATAATCTAGAGTTAATGAACTAGCACTACTTGCAGCTGTCTTTAATGTTCTTTTAAATCTTTCTAATGGTGGAAAATGCTGTACAAAAGAAAAAGAACCACTATTAGGTATAACAATTTCTTTTAATTCTGATTCTTTTACAAAAACCACTGGTGTATTAGCGGCTAAAGTAACGTAATTAGAAACGGTTATATATGTTGATGCGGTTTCATTTATAGCATCTTTATTGGTTTTTGAACTTTTGGAAATTCCTTTTATTTTAACATTTCTTCTTTGGTCATTTAACAATACCATTCCAACTTCTAATCCAGAAGCATTATTTAATTCTAAAGTATTAGAGGCACTAACAGCTGTTTTTACAATCTTATTAATTCTATTAGAGTAGGATAACACATTTCTACCATTTTTATCTTCAATAGTTAAAGAAAATATAGAACCCGGAGTACCATTAACACTTATATTTCTAAATTCACCATCGCTACTTAACAATGAGGTGTCTACAGCTAAACCCGTTATTGTTTTTGCACCAGTAATGTTAACACTAGTATTTGGTGTTATATTATTATTTAATGTTGTTAAAGTACTATATAATGCCATGTTGATTATTTTATATTTATTATAAACTTTCTTTAACTATTTTAGTTATAAATTGTATGTTATGTCCATCTTGTTCAAAAATATCAAATTCTTGACTCGTGTAGTTAACAATAAACGTTTTTTCAATAACGTAGCCTCTAGTGTTTTTCGTTTCTGATTCAACTTTTATTCTATAATTTTCACTTCCAAGGAAATTCATAGTTGCTGAAGGTGATTTTGAATAATAATAACCTTCGTTTGCTTTAAGCTTTACGGTGAAAATCCCCACATTAACGCCCTTAGGTATTAACATTGATAGCGAGACTAAAGAGGGGGAATGATTTTCTGAAAATAATAAGATATTATCATTGGTACTAACAACCATCTCTTGATTAACATCTTCTGTACAACTAATTTTAACAAGGCGGGGTGCTGTATTAAGTCCTCCAATGTCTACATATTCTTCTTGTGGATTGGCAAGCTTTGCCGACGATCCTGATTGAAAACAACTAGTGGAAGACGAAAAACTACACTGAGCTGTTGACCATGTAAAGTGGTAATAATTGGTGGATTGATATGTTTGATGACAAACAGAATCTGGACCAGGCAAGTTACAACTACAAGTGTATTTAGCCCTTTCTAAATTTCCCACAGCTTGTTTTGGTAGCATCACGGGAAAAGTATTCGAGTATCCTGGATAAGATTGAGACGTTTGTAAGTTTACACCTTGAGAAGCGTTAACAAGGTTTCCTTTTCTACCCGGCCAATCCAAAACCATATATGCATGGCTCGTGCTATTTGCTGAGAGGTAGAATGGAGAAGTATAATCAGCATTATTATGTGGTGGGCCCGCTGGCAAGTTATTTGGATTATTACTACTAATTGGAATCGGAACAGGGGTTATTTGGTGTCTCGACCCAAAGTCCACTATAGGCCAATTCCCATCAAGGTGTGCTTCTAATTTCATCCAAATCTGCACATAACAACTATCGTCAGTAGTAAAAACATTACAAGGAGGAGTACAATAAGACAATTGTGAATAAACATGCACTTTAGAGTACTCCCATTTGCCAAGATATTGATGATTTCTATCGTGCAAAGTTATTATATAATTACCTCCACTTGTGTTAGAGAATTCAGCGTTTGTATAATAATTATTATCTGCATCATATCTATTTATAGCCATTACTAACCAATCTTTCCCAATAAAACCATCATATCCATGAGTGGTGACATCGTAGATATTTGATATAGATTGCGCATCTGGACCATAAGTACCCGCTACATTCCACCATTGACTTCCACCGTCTGTTGCGCTATTAAAAAACCCACCCTTGCTCAGCACACCACCATCTCTCCAATTATAATCAGGAACAACACTAGGAGCATAGGTACAACAACTGGTATCACCATAAGGTGTAGCAGATGAGCCCCAACCCGTGTAATTAATATTAAAATCACTTACATAGTTAAAATCACAATCCAAATTAGCTGTTGGATCGTGGTTAGTAGCTGCCGGGTCCTTACAACCACCGGTATATGTTATAGACGAATACATACACGTACCATTATCTATTTGAGCCGCTGAATAATAATTCATAGCTGGAGTACCAGGAGTAACACTACCAAATTGTGGATTTGTATTCGTGCCTTGGTTATTTAAATAATCATTACCTCTAGTACCATCGTCCATACAGCCGTAAATTACTGGTCCATTGGGGGAGCCACAACAATCATCTAACATACAATTAGCCCAATCTATTTTAGCTTGTCTTTGAGCTCTTGCTAACGGTCCTGTTGTATTAGCTAATTGGGCTGTCCATGTGTTTATTTTGTTTTGGAACCATTGGCAACCTCCAAAACCAGGATTGTTATAACCAGCTAATTGCCAATTCAAGAAGTTTTGTGGATTACCATGTAAAATATCAATATTTGATACTTGAGAACAATAAGACGTTAACCCAAAATCCGTACAAGCCATAATTAATTAATTTTAATTTTTTTATTCATGATTATATTGGGCCTATGTTACCCATTGCATCTGTATACGTAGCTGATCTAGGAAAACCAATACCTTGAGTAGCTAACTCTTTAGTATCTTTTTCATTCATTGCACCGTCTATTGGCGCAAAAATACCAGCGTCACCATCAGTTCTTCCTTGTCTCCAAACTTGCTGTCTACCTATTATATAATTAAACCATTTACCTTCTTTTTCTATAAATTCACCTTCCCACTCATTAGCTGATATATCTAAAATGCCTGGTATTGTGCCAGTTTGTTGATCTGTGATGATTTCACTAACATACCAACCTTTTTCATGTTGTTGGTTACGATGTTTATTATCAATTAGATTTTGGTGAACTTTAGATTGCGTACCCTCGTAATTTAAAGTCTTAAAACTTTTTATAATACTAGGTAAATCATTAAATAAAACCGTTATGTATGATCTACTATTTATAACGCCATCAGTTTCATCTAAAGTATTAGACGCTATACTATACAAACTATTTCTATCTACAGTATTATCATGATGTTTCCACAACCAACCGTATTTACCCGTGTAATATTCACTATTTAAACTAAAAGCAGTTTCTGGAGCAAAAGATTTAAAACTAACCCAACCGCTAGCTTTTTCGCTAAAACTAACTGTTTGTCCTTCGTAATTGTGATTACCACTCTCTTCCATAATAGATAGATTATACAAATCACTTCTTCTATCATAACTACCTAATAATCTTTTTTTGCCTTTATTAAAAAAGCTTATCGCATTATTTGGTAAATTATCTGCAAACCAATCTTTCATGCCAGCTTCTGATATAGGCGTTAAACCATCTCTCGATAATCTTAATACAGCACCTCTTTCTTGATCTGTAAAATACGCTCTAAAACCTTCGTGGGCAAATGATTCTGGATTTTTAGATATACCGTATTCACCCACAAATGGTATTGCATTACCTAAAACGTTTTGTGTTGCTGTTATATTTTTAGTATCATCAGCATTAAATAAAGCGTCTTTGTTAGATAAAACTTTTAAAACTTTATCTTCACAAAGAGTTATTAAATCAGTGTCTCTTTGGTGTAGTTTTTGTATACTACCATGTTCTGGGTTTAAATCTTTTGTTATGTTTTCAGCCATTATAAACTGATTTAACCTATTAACTCCATTCATACTATTGTATATACCAGAGAATATCATACCGCTTGATCTGCTTTCTTCTTTGTATTGCTCAGCTAAAGTTGTAGAAGCTTTAACACCTTTGTCTATTGTTACAGCGTTAAATAAATCTCTAATTCTATTTGATTCTATACCATTACCGTATGTATAACAATTATAATAATTTAATTTTTGTTTTTCACTATGAGTTAATGGCTCTAAATATATTTTTTCATTATCAAAAGTTGTATCAGTCGCGGAATCAATGGCTACGGTGGCTGTTACGTTAGTTCCATCTGGATTTTCAAATAAAAGTATATCTCCAGCGTTTAATACTTGGTAAGATGTTAATCTTAATTCTGTGGTAAGCTCGCTTGTTAAAGAACTTTGAGGCCCAGCACAACCTATAACACTAGCAACTTTAGCTTCTACATTTGAAGTAAGTGCGCTTGGTGACACTGATCCTACCATTGAGAATTTAAGTACCGAGTTTAGTGGTATATTTACAGAAGTAGCATTTGGCACAGGTACAAGATTACTTAGCGTTATTATATAACTACCATCTATAGTTTCGTAAGAATCAATAATTTGCGTATTCGCTGGAATAAATGTATTCGTCCAATCAGAAACTTCAACAGTAACAGCATTATCTAATGCCCATTCAAGAGCTGGATGTATTGGCGTTTCTAATGTTAAATTTGAATTACCACCGACTTGGTTAAACGAGGATTCTTGACCACCAACATGTGTAAAGTTAGCTGTACCAGAGGTTGCGTTGTGAATTGAATTAACAATAGTGGTTCCACTAGTAATTTGAGGAGGAGCCGCTAATGGAATTTGATCTGTAAACACTTGGTTATTAAACCAACCAGCAGTTGTCCACGTACCAGTCGTGTTAGACTTATACATAGATACTTTTGCTCCAGCTTGTATATACAACTCTTCAGAACCATCACACATATTAACAGGATAAGCCCCTCCAACTTCATAATAAACATCTAATCCAACGTCTTTCCTTGGTTCAGTTTCCCATATAGCTGGATTTTTTGAGTATACAACTGTTTCTGATTCATTTTGTGTAACATCTGGAGTAACAAATTCAATAATAATAGAGTTACTATCAGAAGCTTGCTGATTACTAGGTCGACCACTAATATCGCTATAATCACAAGGCGCATACGTAGCTGCATTTGCAAAACCGTTAACAGAACCGGTTAAGAAAGTAGCGTCTGCTTGTTGTCCTATTGCTTTGGGAACTGGGTTGCTTGATGTTCCTGGTTCTATTAAATCTAAATCAAATCTCATTCTATAAAGATTCGAATCCCACCAATCGCCGGTGTGACCTAAAGCAGCGTAATCAAAGTTTTGTAACTTGCTAATATTACTTTTGTGTATTTCATATACTATACCGTCGTTGTCATTTGCAAATCTAAATTTAGTTCCTGGAGTTGATAAGTTATCAATTGATTTTCTAATATGCGGCTCGAATGGTTCTATCCAATCCGGGTTTGGATACGCTACAAATTTAGTAAATAAAGATATAGAAATTTTAGTTTTACCAATATCTGCGCCGTAACCGTGTTCAGCCATTCTTATACCCCTATTCCACGCAGGCCCAACAGTCCCAGATCCATCTACAATATCCATTCCCGCATCTACTTCGTTAGGATCTACGTACCACTCATTATAATGACTATGCCCCGCGGGTTCAGAGTCAATAGCCCAAAATGCATTTACGTCTACATATTCAAATATTCGAATATCAGACCCAATTTGGGCGTGTAAGTCACCCCAATGGTCTTTATGTCTATATGGTGGACTAAAGTTTTCTTGATCACCAAACTCAGGATGAGCACCAGCATGAGCAGCTAAACTATTTGGGCATGAACCAGCGGCCCCAGCTGCATTTGTAGCGTTGACACCAGGTGCGGGATAACTTGTAATTCCGCCCCATGGATAATTTGAGGGCATGGTTTGATTTGATTTACGAGTGAAAATTAAATTAGATTCGGTAACATATTGTCCTTTATGTCTATAACCTTCCATGCATTCAAAGCCAGGATATTGTGTTATATCCCATCCAATAGTTTCACCGTGATCTGTGCCAGGAGTAGTTTCTGTAAACGTACTGTTGGCATAACCAGAGGCTCCTTGGATAGCTGTATCCACGGGTCCATAAAGAAAGTAAGTACTTAAAGTACCTTCGCTTGTCACCCAATTTGTTGTTGATGATATATTACCCTCAAGACCCATAAACTCTTTAAGCTCACCGTCACTTTCTATTTTAACAAAAAATCTACCATCAAATTCTGGTCTATTTTCTATAGTCTTTTTAGCTATTACTAATCTTATATTTGACACAACATCTGCTACATCTACACCATTACCAACAAAAGGGGCTAAATCATCAGTAAAAAAACCGTCTATTGTTATTATATAGTGCTCTTCACCAGTTCCTTGCGCTTTGTTTTTATTGTATGAGATATTAGAGATATTATACCATTGCGTTATCATACCACCACTTACATTTTCTTCAACACGTAAAACTAAACTACTACCTCTATCAAATAAAGATCCGGATAATATTGAGTTGTTGTCATTTTGTAAACTCGCAAATTTACTAGCTTCCCATTCGTCTTTCTCAATTCTAACTTGTCTATAATTTACCCATGGTAAACCAAGTTGACCGGCAGCTTGGTTATCATAAAAACCCCCTATACCACCAGCACCATCAGTATCAGAATCCCACTCACCCATAACCTCCATAGTGGTTTTTATAAAATCTGGAGCTTCACTTTCTATAGCTAATATTTTATATCTAGGTGTCGTTTCTACAAAACCAGAGTTGGTGGCTGAAGAAGCGCCTTCTGATTTTTTTAGTATTAAAGTTGTATCCTCATCAACTTTATTTCTATCATTAGACGGAAACGCTAACCAAATAGCACGCTTATCTTTATCATACTCAATATAATCAGCGTGATACCATCTGTCCATAGCTAAATTATAGTACTCATTTGAAACTTCTTTAATAAAATATTTAAAGGAATGTGCCCAAGAAGGATGAGGTGTATCTAGTTGTACGTTAATATTGTTTCCGTAAACAGCATTAGAGGAATCTACTTTGATACTACCGCTAGGATGAGATAAAACTGGAGTTTCTCTACCATAAACATCTTTATAAACAATACCTAGTTGATATGTTCTCATTGACTTTAAAGATGTCTCTGGGATTTCTGGAATTACTTCTGTACTATTTTCAATAACAGTTTTAAAAGATGGTTTTATAACATCAATATTGTTACCACTTTCTTTTATATCATAATTTTGAATATAATTACCATAAACAATTCTATTACCAGTTACTTCTTGTGCTAAAGATTTTCTAGGAACGTTGTCCCATGGGCGCAATAGTTGATTTGAAGCTACCGCAGCGTGTATTAAGTCGTCTTTTATTTCAAATTCACCTTTATAACTACCCGTTCCAGATCTCTGCCACTCTTTATCATTTTTGTTAAAAGATCTTATAGTATAAACATTGGGAGAATCAGATTCTTTATATAAAATATCTATTTCTACAACGTCTAATGGTATATTTGGGGGAATAAAATCTTTTATAAATAATTGTTTTAAACCGTTGGTCATACCTTTGTTGTAGCCCTTAACAGCGTCGTATTCAAATTTTTGTGGTAAAAATGCTGTTTCGGAAAATGGTGAAAAAGATGAATACTCACCATCTTCATATTTATATCTATAAGCGAATTTAGGGAATTTTAATTCATATAGTGATTGTGGTTTATCTTCGAGTCTTATATACCATGTTGTAGCACTGGCACTAGTCACGTAGGCCTCGTCCATGTATAAAACCATAACTTCTAAATTTCCATTATTTGCAGATTGTACTAACTTTGGATTTTCTGCTGTTGAATCAGAAGAAATAACTCTTAACCTAATTTTAACATCATCATCTGAAAATGGTAGTGGCATACCGCTACCACTTACTGCCACAGTAGCATCGTCAGTTAATAATAATATATCACCAGTTCTAAAATCAGCAACATCATTAAAAAATGCTATTGGAGCACTTGGATTATATTCGTTCCATTTTATAGATGTCATACCAACCGGTGGAACCGATGCCGCGCCATCTGCATCAACACCAACCCAATCGTGGAAATCCGTGCTTACAACGCTATGAATTTTTCTTGTATCACCTTCAAATCTACGTATGGTATCATACATTTTTAATTTCGGTGGTGATAACGGAGATTTCTTTATTACAGTAATATGCTCTTCTTTAACGTACTCTTGTATACCGTACGATGTACCAGAAGGACCGGGATTTAGTGTAATACCATTAGTGGCATAATCAGTAATAACGTCTTCTTCTACGACTAACTCCGTGTGCGTTGTCCCTAACCAAGTTGGACCTGGATTAGGTCCACTAAAAACTGCTGAATTACCAGGGTACGTATAAGGATTTTCTAAATTAGGACTAAACACACAAGCCCTACAAATACCCATACCTGGTATTGTACCTTGTTTACCTCTAGTAATATTAACTTTTTTAGGTTCTGTTTCTCCATCTGTCCAAAAAAGCATATCATCAATAATGTTAATCCCTGTTATAAGGTTTTCTTTATTGAAATTAAGGACTCGAGGGGCAAAAGCGTTAACTATTGTTCTACCCGCGCCAAAATTTATACCGCTATTCGCTTGATCATTCGCGTTCGTAAACATAGCCGGTTGTGAAATTCGTATTCTATCATCAGTGGGTATAGCGGTGATAATAGTTCCTGGGTTAGTTATGGGGGAGCCTGTAGAGCTACCAAACATTTCAATTTCCATACCAATTCTTAATCCACTAGTGTGCACTACGGGTATATGATCATATAAAGGATTGGGATTGTCGGCATTACCGAATGGGGTGTTTAATGGAGGGGGTGCAACAGCGCCATCTGCTATAGAATAAAAATCTGACTCATAACGTAATTCAGTTCTTACATTATAAATGTCAACCATTACTGGTAAAGTCTGGTTTAACACAGAGTCATATTCTATTATTATATCTGAAGATATGAAGTTGTGTCCACCCTTGTGGGTATTTGCCACAGGTGGCCTTAATCTACTGTAATTTCGTAGTAAATTTATAAAAAATTGATTAGATCTAGGTGGTAATCCAGAAACTAAATAATATATTTTATTAGTTTTATCATCCGTAACATGACCAACACATGAAGAATATAAATCAGTTCCACCAATTGTAACCATACTGGGTGCTAAATCGGAAATCATAGAATTCCCTAGGCACGTTTGCACAGAACCTACATCAGAACCATCTGAATTTAAAATTTCAATATTTTTTGCATCTCTGTACTCGCCGTTTGGAACCAATCTCTCGTCGAGATCTTTGTTCATTCGACTAGTAGTGAATGTACGCTTTAACTCAGCCATGTACTAGTGTTTTATTTGTTTAGATTTACCTCTTAAAATTTGAGTAATTTCTTCTAATTTAATATTTGACAATCTTAATTTTGCTTTTCTAGTTTCAGCAAATTTTTCTTTCTTAAACCTATTAATAATATATTCTGGAGTATTTATTCTTGTGGACAATACTCCATAAGCTATCCATTTGTATATAGCTTCTTCGGCAAATTTATGTACAATCATTTCGCCATCTGTACCTAAACCATCGCTTATATAGTGCAATATAACTGTTTCACCAGATAAATTTGAACTAAAGTGAATTAATCCTTTAACACAATCTATATAAAAAGAGCCATTGGATTGTGAATGTTGAGGGTCAATACCGTATCTTTGTCCCATGGCGGGCCACTTCGTATCGTCTTCGTAATCATCTTGATTTGCAGATGGTGTGCTAGTTTTATAATTACCCCATGTATCAGATTCACTAGCTGGTATTAATTCGTCGGTATCATCCCTATCTCCTATTTGAACCGTTGTATCATCATCAATATCAAAACTATAATTGCCGTCAGCGTCCTGTTTTATATTAAACGGGTTAGAAGTTTTACTAGTAGGATATATCACGTGTTCTATTCCCGCAGAATCACTCCACGTTAACTTAACATAGTTTACATAATCATGTGGTAATACCATTGTTAGTGATGCTGGTACTGTTATTTCTTGAGCTTTACAAGATTTAAAAGTATCAAAACTTAACTCTTGCATAGCTCTTTGAGCATGGTAAGCCACATCTAATCTTTTAGTTTTGCTTATTATTTTATCTTCACCAACATAAGCAAACATAAACTGGTTGATAATATTATCTAAAGATGTAAATTGATAACCTCCAAATGGGTTTGTGCTTTTATTAACTTCTATTTCAATAACGATACCACTTGCTGGCGCCGTCATAAATCTCAAAACCCAACCAGTGGCTAATGTATAAGGTGGTATAAAAAAGTTTACAACAGCAGCGGCAGGTAATTGTAAAACGCCATCAAAATAAACATTAAACATACTCATATTTGCTCCCCCTATACCAAAAGCGTTATTTGTATTTCCGATAACAAAATCTGTTGTTGTTCCATCTGCAGTAAAAGATTTTTTCTGAAATGAATAATATTGTTGTTGAGTACCTGTGAATAATGCCATTTATTTATGATTTTTCTTGTTGAATATCTTTTATTTCTTCTTGTGCAGCTATTTGGTATAAATTAGTATCTCTAGTTACTATTCCAGCTAATTGTAATATTTTGTTAACTAAATTGTTTTCTTCAGAAGGATGTAACTCAAAATTTATAGAATTTGTAGCATCGTATTGCGCATAACCGTTAACAACAGTATATGCCCAAGTTATAGAAATAGGTCTTCTTATGTAATTACAAGTTACACCTAATGTTATCTGCGCGAAAGCTCCAGTGTTTGGATTGTGTCCAAATACTCTAATTAAATCTTGTCCACCAGCGTTTTTACCATCTCTAATATATATAGGTCTTTCAGTTCTAGGTTGTGCTAGCAAAGTATTTTGTGCTGTTAACCATTCCTTTTCGCTTACTCTTTCTACTTGATAATTTTCTCCAGTTGCTGTCGTAAGCATTATATTGCTCAATCTATATATTTCAGCAAAAAATGGTGGAGCTGGTAAAACTGTACCACCAGCGATACCTATATTTTTAATTTCAAAAATATCAATTTTTTCATTTAAAATATCTAGCATATCTGATGTTTCAGTTTCATTACCATGAATCCTACTAAATTTTTCTGTATCATAAAAATATTGATCAAATATATCCATTTGAGCTTGATTAGCAAATAAGTTGAATTCTTGGGGAGTAACATATCCTCTTTGTTCTTTATTAGCCGACGCTAATACTCTTTGGTATATTGTATCTACACTTATCATATCTATTTTTTGTTTTTATATGGAACAGCTTTATTTAAAGCTTCTTTCCTTTTATTACAACCACAATCTTTAATTAAACCATTTTGATGTAAAAAGTTTGTAAAAGATTTTATACCGGTTGCTTTTGTTATTTTTTCTATTGTGTCACCTAATCCTTTCGATTTCATAATATTTAATTTTATAGTAAAACAGCCACCCCCAAATAGAGTGGCTGCTCACTATGGGTTGTTATCTTAATCTTTTCTCTATATTAGAGTAGATTTCCATACCTTCATCAGTTTTAAACCACTGTGCTAAAGCTGAGTAAGGGTGCTCGTCAAACGGAACGTTTAATAGTTTTCTATCGTTAGAAGCCCAAGTAAAAGTTCTTTGGTCTTGCGATAGTTCTATTATATTACTTTCAACTGCTCTAATACCAAAGTTTCTAAGTATAACGTTTTCATCGTTAACTAGTTCTAAGAACAATGCAGGGTTTCTTTTAGCATAAAGTAACACATCTCGTTTAAGTTCCTTAGAACTCATCCCTGATACTTTAGAACCAACTTCTACTCTCATTATAGCTTCTGCCATATCAATGTCTAAACTTTGGGCTGCGTTTAACGCTTCAATCTCAATTTCTAACACATCTATCTCTGAAGCCGCTTGTACAGCTGGTTTATGTTCGTAATATATCTTATCTTTGTGTGGATGATATAAGGATAAAAACTTTTGCAATATAGATTTCTCTTTTGGCACATGTAAAATACCACCTCTAAAAATAACATGTGACATTCTTTCTTCACCTTTCATTTCATCTACAAAACAGGTTCGTTGGTTTTCACAGTATTTCACTTCTCTTTCGTAACCTTTTTCTTGGTCAAACCAATATAGACCACTACTTTTTAGTATTCTAGCTAAAGGTTTAGCACTGCCTTTTAAATAGTATGTTCTATCTTTTAATTCCCAACCATCTTTAAAAATAGGTTTTGTATCTTTTGGTGGTTTTGGGATATTTGGATCCACATTAACTTTAGGTTGTTCTACAACTTTTTGTTCTACAACCGTTTCTTTAGAATCTTCCATTGGAAAACTATCCAAGAAATCATCTTCTACTTTTTTTGTAACTTTTTTTGTTTTCTTTGCCATAATATAATATATAATAAAATTAATAAAAATAAAGGGGTTGGGGACTAAGCCCCAACTCCTTAATATAAATGATTAGCTTAATAACATAAAGTTATTTGCGCCTTGCGTAACTAAACATCTTTCTGATAAGAAATGCATTTGCATTTGGTCATCGCCACTAGTCATTGCTCCAACAGAACCAACAACCCAAGACTTATACTTTCTGTTATCAGCTTGTGAAGCTCTATAACGTACGTGTAAGAATGGACGCTTAATGTTTCTACCCATTGCTTGATCATAAACAGAAGATACACCAGCAGGAATCATAACCCCTCTAATTGCATCACCTGTAGCCATAGCATTGATAGCACCTCTACCATCTTTCTGATTTAGATATTTGAAATCTGATTTATAGAAATCATAAGAACCTCTACGGAAACCAGTAAACCCTAAATTAAGAGCCATATCTGCAGAGTTGTTAAATACTCCATAAGAAGTACCACCAGCCCCATAAGAATTCATTGAAGCTAACATATCGTCAATTGATAGAGATGTAGTTCTATCAACAAACATCATGTATTCTTCAATAGCTCCTTGAGAATCAAACTCAGCTAAGATAGCGTCAAACTCTGCTAAATCTTGTGCGGCGCTAATACCAGTGATACCACCAGTTGAATTACCTCTGTCTCTAACAGCTGCAAATAAACCTTCTGTACCAACACTGTTACCAGCAACTCCTAAAGCAGTATCAACACCAGACGTAGTACCACCTGTGTCTAACTCACCTTCAAGCATAGCTGTTTCTAAATAATCTGAAAAACGAGATCTAGTTTCTCCAGCAGATTTTAAGTACCAGAAATAACCTGATTGACCATCTTCTCCACTTACTTCAACCCAACCAATTTGAGCTGTATCAGAACCTGATACTTCGTAGTAATCTTTTAAGATAATAGGTTTGTTACTAAGAGTCACGTGTGAAGCAATATTAGACATTGCTCTACCAGCAGCACCCTTAACAAATTCAGAACCATAAACGAATACTCTAGCGTTTTCTGATCCAGTTACCATTGTTACACCAGCTGCACCTAAGTCAGCTTGAGTATAAGGAACAACGTCCACAACGTTACTACCGTTAGCCGCGGCTTCTACATAACACTTAAGAGTACCAGCTGTTGTAGCTAAAAGAACTGTATCACCAGGTCGTATACCATGCGTATTAGCAACGTAAGTTGCATTAGTATCGATGTGATCAATGATTGTTATTCTACCACCCGACGCAGTACCAGCAGTTAAGTTAGTAATATCCGCTGTATAAGCTAAATGTAATCTTCCTTGTTCTGACCAGATTACTTGGTCTGAGCTCATTGGCTCTTCTGCACCTACTTGAGATAAAAATCCTGAAATTGTTCTGTTACCGAAAACTTCAGCTTCTTGTTCCATTACCTCAGGTAGATATTGCGCTGCCCAATCCGCTGTACCGGCAGCAAAATCTAAGTAGTTCGTGTTAAGCGTTTCACCCTGAATCGCTCCAGGCACTTGGTTTAACGAACCACCATTAGTAATTAATGACATAATTTTTTAATTTTAAATTGTTATTTAGTTTCTATTTTTTAACTTTAAACTTAAAATCAGAAGAATTATCTCCAATCACCTTAAACTTAAACCCACTTGTTTCAACTTTTCCATGACTTTGTCTAGGACTCATATCAACATTCTTGGCTTTAGCAACGCTATCTTTTAAAGCATCAGCTTTACCTTGCTCATAAAAGTGATTAGCAACAGCATCAGCGTTCATAGCTGTATAAAGAGATTTATGATAACCTTTAGCGTCTTCCATCATATTATTTTTGTTCAAAAACTTTTTGATAAAATTATTGATGTCACTTTGGGTTTCTTTTATCTTTCCAGCTTCTTTCACATTAAACCTAAATCTCTTATCACCAATGTTATATTCAAAACCTTTAAAATTGTTATTAAATACTTGATCAGTTTTGTTTAAGAAATTCCTTGTTTGCGTATCTGCTGTCTTTTGGTTTTCCTCTGTTTCCTTGTTGTACCTATTAAAGAAATCAACAGCTTTTTGTTGTTCTACGGTCAACTTTGACCCAGCTTTGATATCTTCATAGTATTTGGACTTTTGCCCGTCCAGGTGGGCTTTAGCGTCAGCAACTTGCTCTTTTCTCGCTAATTTTTTTCTTCGTATATCTCTTTCTTCGTCTATTTCTTCATCATAAGAGAACGTGTCTTCCATAAGGAAGTTAATTTCTTCTGTATTTAAATGAGGTTTTGTTTGTTTATAGTATTCATATAACAAATCTTGATCATCTAACTTACTGTAATCTTGATTAAGTCTTACATAATCTTCTAAATCACCACCAGTTTCTTTCATAAAATCCATCAATTTTTGAATATTTTCTGGAACTGGTTCACCTGTTGCTTCGGCTTCTGCTATAGCTTCTTGAGCTTCCTCTACTAACTCTTCAACTTTTTCTTCTACTTCTTCATCAGTAATTTCTTCTAAAACAGGTGCTTCAGTATTTTCTTCTGGAGATTGTTCAACAACCTCTTTTTTATTAGTCGTTTCTTCAATAACCTTTTCTTGAACTTCCTCGGTTTCTGTGTTATCAACTGGTTGTTCATCTTGCTTTTCTTTTGGTGGTTTGCTTAAATCAATTTTGATAGGTTGCTCGTCTTCAGTAAGCCTCTTCATTGGTTTTTTCTTAACTGTTAACTTTTCAACTTTATCATCCACTTTTGGTTGTTCAGTAGTCTGTTCTACTACTTCTTCTTTTTTCTTTTTTGCCATAATATAATATAATAATAATTAATAAATAATTTATCTAGGATCAAACGCGCCTAAATCAAAGTCTCCGCTAAGTATATCATTACCTGCAGACTCAAAGTTTTTAGGTGGTCTACCAGTGTTTCTCTGGTCAATCAATTCACTTTGTTGAGTTGCTTGAATCCTAGTTCTTTCGTCTTTACGATCTTCTTTTTCTTTTTCTTTACCTTTTTGTCCTTCTGTTTCTATACTTTTTAACTGCATATTGTACATAAACTCTAATTCCATAAGTTCTTTTTTATGCTCAACCTCTTGCATCATTTTTTGAGATTCCATTTGCGCTTTCATTTGCTCTAATTGAGCATCAGCTTGAACTTTAGCTTGGTTTTTTTGTACTTCTAACTCTGCCGAAGCTTGTTGTGTCTGCATGTTAGCCTCTGCTTGAGCTTGAATATTTTGCTGTTGCATTATCTGATCCCTCTCTTGCTTTTTTCTTCTTCTTATTTTTAGCATTTGATTTGCTAACTTAACATTCTTTATCTCCCTAAGATCAATAGCATCTTCTAAATCTATACTTTGTTGTGATAATGCTTGTTGTATGTTGTTTTCCAATAACATTTTTTCTTCTTCATCCGGCATTAAATCTATAAATATACCAAAATCATATAAATGTAAATTGGACATTTCTTCTAACGTAGCAACATTATGAGCGCCAATCGCTTGAATAAACGCGTCTCTAGTTGGAGAATATTCTATAATATCAGATATTCTAAGCGATAAGCATTCTGCTACTTCAGTAGTTAAAAATAAACCAGATTGTAATATATGTCTAGTTGCTGTATTGGAATTTGCAGCTGCTAATTTTTGCACACCAACTAAAGCGTTTTTATCTGGCATACTACCATCTCTAGCTTCATTAAGACCGGTTACATCTCTTATCATTTGTAAATAATAATTGTAATTACCAATAAGAGCTTGTAACTTATTACCGCCAGAGCCAGATGTTATTTCTTGTATTGGTACTTTGCCAGGGTTCATATCTCCATCTGAAGTGAAAGATCTACCAATAACAGATCCTGTCTGGAAAAACATATTTAGCGCTTCTTGTGGGTTATAATTAGTTCCATTACCTAAATCTATTTCAGCTAAACCATCGGCGTCAAGATAAACGCCATCTGGAACCATTCTAGCCATTATCTGCTGTATTTTGAGATGTGTTAATTGGATCATATCAGCAAAACCTGTAATACGGCCAACTAAAGATTCTATTCTACCTTGATACATTCTAGGAGCGCAAATAGCATAATTCATTTTTACCCTAGTAAAGTCACTTTTCGGACGCATCATATTTGATGCCATCTCCCATTTTAGTAACTTATTAGTTCCAAGTATTAAAGCACCGTCGTATAAGCACTCTATACTTCTTAATAATTTACTATAACCACCTTCTAAACTTTCTGGCGGATCGAAAGTATCATCTTTAGGTATTATTTTGTCAGCACCAGTACCAGTTTCTTTAACTTTATAAACTTCATTCATATAAGTTTTATAATTAAAGTACAGGACCCTAACTTTATTGTTGTCGTCGTCAACTTTCCATTTACCAGAATTATAATCAGAATGATTAGATGATGAATTAATTATTTCTTCTAAATCTTCGTGTTCTAAATGTGGGAATTGTTTTGCTAATTCATTTATTGGAACACTCTTAACTTCACCAACATAGTATATATCATCAAAATAAGGAGAATCTGTATAAGAATAAACAAGATCTACAGGATCAACATAATCAACAACAACACCTTCAGATGTGTTAAAAGACGTTTTTACCGCGCCAATCCCTATGGTTGTTAAATCGTAATAGAATCTTTTCTTTATAAGTTCGTAATCACTACCCTCCATCAAAACGTTAAGCGCTTGTTCTTCTGCGATTTCCGCAGCTTGCTTATAACTTAACTGCATATGTAAATCTAATTCTTCTTGAGAATCTGGTAATGTTTCTTTAGCGTTTTCATATAAATTTATACCAAAAGCTTCTTGGGCAAAATCATTTAACTCTTGAGAGCGCATATCTGCAAGTATAGATTCCATATATGCTGTTCTTTTACTAACACCAAACGGATCTTGAGAAACAGCTTTTATATCATAAGTTCTTTCAGCTATACCATTTACAACTATATCTACAAATTTTGAGATTATTGGAACTGGTTTCCAGTCTAAATTAAGATAGGACAAATCGCCATTAATAGACAACTCATCCTTATACTTTTGAATTGATTGCTCGCCTCTAGCATACAATCTTAAACTATGAAAGTTATTTTTATTTGTAGTGTATCTATTACCTTGTCTATCATTATGGAACCACTCTTGCTCAATTGCCTTAGCAACTTTTAGTCCATAATCATAGCTAAGCTTCTCTGCATCACTAACAACTTGACTTGGAAAATAATTTTTTACAACTGACTCAGCCATATTTAATTTTTAATTATTCTTGACATATCACCTTTATTTGAATACTTAGCAATATTTATATTTAGTTTTGGTTTTTCTATCTTTGCATTTGGAGCGTATAAATGTCTGTTATTTGCCATAACTGCTAAACCTGAACTTATTGTCGCATCAAACTTTGTACGCTTTGTTATATCAAATCTAGTCCACTCATTTAAAGTAGTATTAAAATACATATCTCCAAACGACCCGTCTTGCTTCATACCCACGTGATCTTGAATATACATCTCAATCGCAGCTGCATGAGCTTGTTTTATATCTTCGCTAGAGTTAGGTATCCCTCCAACTTCTTTTTCCGCTACGGATAACTTATTCCACACTTTATCTGGTCGATTCATACTGAATCCTCTATAACCTCTTCTTCTTAAATAATATAATAATCGAGGTTTATTATTCTCTGCTAATATTGGCATACCGTAAAATACAATAGCCATCAAAACATCTTCAAAGAATATTTCAGCCGTAGGTGGTCTTGATAAGTACTCTAAAAAGAAACTATTAGCAGGAGCATCTTCCATGCTAAATCTAGTCAATCCGTGCAATGCTCCTTTAGAGCCTTGACCATCTACGGTCCCTGATATATCATAAGAGTCACAACCGAACGCTCCCATGTGTTCATTACCAGGGTACTTTATACCATTTTTAAGAACCACTCTATTTTGTAATTGTTGAGGCGGAACCCAACTTAAATTAAATCTTCCCTGTTGATCTGGATAAAATATAACTTGTGTATCTTTTACTCCATTAACCCATTGAAAATTACCTTTTGTAATACCAAGAGTTCTAGACATCTCTTCGTTATAATCTATTTGCTCGTATATTTTTACTAAGTTAAATATACTTCCTTTTGCCTCATCTCTAAACGCGTGTTCTGTAGTTTTAGGAAATTGTCTATAAAACTCATTTAACGCGTCGTGATCTCCCTTTAAACCATCGGCTTCATTCTGCCAATGCTCAATTATACCTATATCTATTAATTCATTGTCTGGGCCGAACACATCGACGTCAGGTGTATCAAATACTGGAATTCCGTACTCGTCAATAAATCCTTCGTAGTTCCATTCCATTGGGATAAACAAAGAATAGAGACCAGACTTAGTCTGACCATTTCTATTTC